CCGAAATCGTGAACCCCGTATCGGACGCACCCCACAGCGCCGCTCCCGCTCCGTACGAGCTGACCCCTTGCAGATGCATCGTCCGATGCGGTTGGAGTCTGTAAATGGCTGGATCGAGCGGCATGGCAGTTATAGCCTCACGGTTGCCGTGAGGCGCTTCCCCGGATAACTCGAACCGACAGCCGTAATGTCCAGGGTTATTGGCTGTCCCGTGTGAATTATGAGCCCCTGCACGCTTGGATTAGTCGTCATGTCAATGGTGTTGGACAGGACTTGCCCCGTGGGAATCGTCAGAATGGCAATCGCGGCTCCGCTCACCTTCACCACACAAGTCAGCGGAGACCCGGCCGGAGCCTGCTCCACTGTTGCGAAGATGTCCCGCACGCTGCTTGACCGCGGCAGCGTCGCCGCCGGGACGGCATTGCTCTCGATTGCCACCACGCCGTCCACCGTCAAGTCGATCTGCCCACCGGAAAGCGTACGTAAACCGTTGTCGGTTGTAGCCGTCAGGCAAATGATTGTGGCCGGGCTGCTGCCTCGATTATTTGTGACGAACAGCTCGGCGCTCGCTATCCGCACGTTTGGCAGAAGAATCGGATAGCTCCAACTCCCGCTATATGGGCTCCCAAAGAATTCCGGCGGGAAGGGTGCGATTACGCTTTTTCCCAGCAAAAGATAAACCGGCGTGCCCGCTGCGTGAGGGCTCGCCACGCTTCCATGCACTCCGCGGGTGACTTGATACTGCGTGCCATTATTGGCCACGGCTTCGACGCGGAGAACTTCCGCATCGATTTGAATGACGCCGCCAGGCTGGCCGGTTCCCGTTGAGCTCAGGCTCAACACGGAATCTCCAGTTCCCAAGGTTGTTGTCAGCAGACTGGCCGGCGTCGGCTGCAACTCGTCCCAGTAATGCAGGGTCAGGGTAGCAGCGGAGATCGCCCGCGTGTTGGTCAAGTCCGTGAAAGAGACACCGTTCAGCTCTAGCGTGCCCCCGCGTTGGCCGGCGCCCACCCCGAAGAAGGGCGACGGAGGGACACCGGCGTCGGCCGTCCCGAAGCCCCCGATCGTCCAGCGTGTCACGGCTGAAAGCTGAGGCTCGCATTCAAGATCGTTCACATTAGCCGCGCGGCCGCTGATCTGCACTACGGCTCCCGATTGGTTCAAGATTGCAAATTGCACCGGGCTGCTCTTCGTCTGTGCCCCAAAACGCCAGCCGGCCTCTGCCGCCACGAAGAAACTGGTGGCGTCCGGCGCGAGGTCCCAAGGCGGCGCCACGGTCAACGTAGTAGCATTATTTGCGGTGATCGCGCGCTCTTGCCCCTCGCCAGTGCCGCGGGTAATCCGTGCGGTCATGCCCCGATAACGGTTCGGCGCCATTGCCAACGTTCCGTTCCCGGCCGTTGTCGCGGAGTACACGGTTGCCGCGCTCTCCGGTTGCAGTTCCATGCGCCAGTAAAAGTTGGCGTGGTCGAAGTTGACATCAGGGGGTGCTATCAATTGTTTGGCAAGGCCGGCGTCGGTAAACTGACTCGCCAGCGGCTGGTTCGAGACGATTCGGAACAACTGGGCGGGCGTCCCGCCCCGGTAGACGTGGAACGCTTGTGTGCCTGGTGCAAAACTCAAACTGGAAAGCGTCACGGAGCTTCCATCGCTGACGATGACCGCTCGCACGATGAAAGATAGAATGCTCTCTTGCGAGGCGCTGTCCACGCCGGTAACGGCGTAGTATAGCGTCTGCCCACCTTTGAGCGTCCCGCCGGAGTTGACGCTGGTAATCAGATTGATCAGGGGCAGCCCAGGGCCGGTGGCCGGCGCAATGGCAGGTGCATTAAAACTCACGGATACGCTCGTCTCGGTCGTGCCATCGCTACTCGTGGCCGTTACTTCCCCCACGCCAAATTGTATGTCTCCGTTGGTATCCAGCACACTGCCGAGCAGCGGTTTCGGAAGGCCGATTCCCGCGCCTCCTTGATGCGTGGTGCCGGAGGTCGATCCTCCCTGCCCGTTTGTATCCGCATACCAGGCGTCATCATGGATCTGTGCCGTGATCGTCGAAGTCCGGTAATTGGTAGCCGGCGAAATCTTCGAAACACGAAAGGGTTGTCGACTGAAACCTTCCTTCAGGTAGGTCACCGTAACCATGTTGCCGGGCCGAATGCCCACGGCTCTCACCGTGGTGTCGAATTGGATGTAGGTATTCCCGCGGATAGACTTGTCGAGATTGAACTTCAGAATCCGTGCCGCCTGGTCATAATGCGGAAGCCCAAGCGCCTGCAAGGTAGTGGAAATTTCCTGACCGGCCAGAGCCACATCGTTCGGATCCACCATCGAATAACTATCCTGCTGGTAACCATTCAACGAGTCCTGGAATTCCACGGTCAAGCTGTTCGGTGTATCGGCGGTGTTGCGTGACGACACCACTACACTGGGTTCCCCGTTCGCACGCCGCAGGATTCCTGAAACACCCGTGGATCCATCGCCGAATTCGTAGCTCGGCCAGCCTCCATTCAGAGACTCGGTGCTGTTAGAGCAAGCGGGCTTGGCAGGCTGCTCGAGTGCAATAGTATTCTGTACTTGTAACTGCAGCACACCGGCAGGTCCGTATGTCAGATAGAGCCGGGCAGCATTTCGGATGCCGCGCACCACGTCTCCGCCGCTGCGCCGGGTTTGCAACACCAGGTTGCACTGAAACCGCGGAAGCGTGATCGGGTTACCGTTCAGATCCGTGGCGCTGATCGGCTGGTCGCAGAATGCCGCGGCTGCCGCGAAGCTGGAAATGTCGATTTCCGAGGCTGCCCATCCGGTCCGCCGGAGAATATCCAGTAGGACCCACGCCGGATTGCTCGAAAATTGCGTACTCAGGTAACTCCCGTCGGCCGCGTATACTGGCAGTTTCAGACCCTGCGCCAGGACCCTGACCGTAGCCAGTGACGCCCCGCTGCTTATTCGCGTCGGGACCACCACCGCCAGGTACGCCATGCTTCCGTACGGATCTCCGCCGGGATTCCCGCCGGCGTCCACGAAGTTCAGATCGAATCCGCCATCGCGTGTCCCCAACGTGGGAACGTTGTACCAGCCGGTGCCTGTCATATTCGTGCCGGTCACACCCAGTGGAATTTCGACGTCATTCACCAGAACTTTGAGCACTCCCACCATCTCCCCGATTCCCAGCAGCACTTCCATCCTGGTCAAGTTGCCGTCATTGCGAGCGAATACCACCGGCGGAGTGATCCAGGCAGTGCCATACACCATGGGCACGAAATCGTTGTACCGGGCCTGGTTTACGGATCCTGCCGATGTCTGCCAGTCCTTCCCGTAGCCGCGCACCGCGATGGCCGGCGGAACGAACTCGATTCCTCCGAACCGAGTGAGCATACCGCGGGCCTGGCAATCTCCTCGTGTGAACGCACAGGAAGTGTATGGCGCCCCGTTATTCAAATTGCCCGTGCCCCCGGGAATGTCCGCCGAGTATCCGCACCGGTAATAACGGGAATACTTTCCGTCGGTACCGCCACTCACCGCTTCGGTCCGCTGGTCCGATGTTGCCGGAAATTGCCAGGGGCATCGGCGTTGAATCCGGATTGGCGGGAGAAGCAGACGCTGCAGGTTCATCCGGTTAACCGCAGTCAAACGGAAGGTCGATTCCCGGGTCTCCTCTGGAGGATTGCAGATTCCCTGAAAAATAATCACTGTGTCTGTTAAGGGAACCTGATTTCGCAAATCGTAAAATAGGAATCCGACTGTCAGCTTAGCGCCCTTCCAGCCCGCCGCCCGCTCGATTTCCGAAAAGTGCGAGTCGGCATTCGCCAGCACGATCGAAATACGAGGGCTTCCATCGACGCCCTGGTCGGAAGCAGTCTGGATATCGAACGTGCTGTGCTGGAGGACGCGGGCTGCGTACGCAGTTGCGCCGACCGTTAACTTGTGGGTACACCAATGTTCGGTCTGACCACCAGGCAGCACGCAGTCAAAGACCAAAACCGGCGCATCCGTGACCGCTTGTTCCTTCAGCTCATAGACGGTTGGCATGAGTGATATTTATCGTCGCCGAGTGCCTGTTTACGTCAGTGGCAGTAAAGGAAAGCACGTCGTCCCGAAAGTACGCGTTTTGGTAAACGCCGCCTTGTGTGCTGGGTTTGTACACCGAAGCGGAAGCCTGTGGCTCCACTTGGAACCCGAAAATGTCCATCGATCCGCCCGCCGGCATTTCGATCCCAAATTCCACGGATTGAGCCGTTGGGTCACCGTGGCCCGAAAACGCGATCCGGTTCCAATTCGGTCCCAGGATCCGGTCCGCCCGGTCAGTACCTCGCAACAACGTTACAGTCATAGTCAGCGGACAGCGGCCATACACGCTGCTGCAGTACATGTAACCGCCCGGGGCCTGCAAGGTCTGCGAAATGCTCTGGGGACCGGTCCCGGAGTTGCTGAGGCGCCAGGCGCTGGTGCCACCGATTGGGTCCGCAATTCCTCCTGTAATGGTTAGCAGCGGCCCTTTGTTCCACGCCGCATTATTTAGTTGGTCGCTCCAGGCAAACAAATTCGCCGTGGGATCGAGAAAAGTGAAAATATTTAAGCGCCCCTCGGTAGCCGCAAAATACTGCTGTAGGACGGCTACTTCGTCATCGGATAGGCCGGCGTACTCCAGTTGCCACTCGGTGATTTCGCCTTGTGGATCGGCCAGCTTGATGGTAGTCCTGTCGGCAAGGGCATTCACGATAGTCCGCATGCGCCGTCGTTTCTGAACGGGAAACTGCGTTAAAGCGCCGCTCGCGAGTTGTGGGTATACCAACATGTTTTATACTCGGTTTCCAATCACTTTCAGGGAAACCCGCCCGCGCATTTCCATTAGCGAGATCAAGTCCAGCTCATCGGCCGCGAAGCTGCAGTTCGGATAAGTCTGGCCGTCCCACGGGTCCGTGAACGCAAAGTTTCCAAAGCAGCCTTGGTTGGCTGAAAAGAAACCTTCCACCGCGGCTATCTTTCCCTCATCGAGCTCGTCCAGGCGTATTTCCCACTGGTACAACACTCCGGCGGAATCCCGGTAGCGCTGGTCCGCGCCATCGATAAACCGGAAGACCTGGTTTTGAAATTGGGGGCTTCTGGTCGCCGGATACTGGGCCACCGCGCCGGTCTTAAGTTTGGGAAATGTCGCCATTACAATTCGCTCACAACGTCATTGATCGAGCTGAGATTCAACATCGCCTGCCGAACGGCTTGCGCGATGTCGTTGCTATGGTCCAGGAACGATTGGGCATCCATCGCCTGCACGTTCACGGTGATCTGATGAGCGGGACTGCCGCCGGTGTTTCCGACTCCGACAGGCGCG